ATAGGTACTATATTATTATTTATGCTATCACTAAAATAATCATTCTCATCAAATATTTCCGCTGCTACCAACTTAGACCATAGAAATTTTCTTATTTCTAGAATTGCATCTAATTTATAATCTGGTGTCATATTAACGACCCTCCAAATGACATCTCTACTGCTGAGTCCGCCATGCTTCTAATTGAATTTGGAGAAAATGAATATTGAACTGTTTTAATTGTTGCTGGTATTTTTAATGCTTTCATTGAGGCTGAATTAAATATATCTTTAAATCCAGATTTTTTAATAGAAGAGCTTACGAGGTTACCACTAAAAAATCTTGAATATTGTAAAGTAAATTGATTTTTAACACTAGGTCCTCCTGGCCTTTTAACGGTCACTGAAGCTCCGATAGGCATGAAGACTGTCTCACCATTGTATTCAAATACTAGCCTCTTAGAATGGCGTGGAGCAATTTTAAGAGCCATTCCTGACTCCATCATAGACGCTTTATTTTGAAATACGTGCTTTCTTTGTTTTTCTGGTCCAGGAACAAATGTTTTTGATGGCTCAAATTTAAAATTAACTTTAAAAGAAATTCCTTCAGAGTCTAAAGATGTTAAGCTAAACAATCTATCATTTGCGCTTCCTGTTTTACCCCACTCATATACGTGGTGAAATGACTTTGGCTTTGATCGTGCTTGTGAATCTATGTATTGTCCAAAATCTTTTTTTATTTGATTAAATACTACTTTTTTAAAAGTACTTTTAAATTTCTTGCTATTGCTTAATTTAGCAACTACATTAGCTTGATAGTATATGGCAGCAGAAATCTGTGCGATATTGCTGTCCTGAATAATTCCTTTTGGACTTTTGTTATACATTAATCTTTCAAGACCTGAAGCGGCTTGGAGCAACATTACATTAGATTCCAATTTGCTGATTCTCCGATCTCTTTAAAGAAGAGTTGTATCCAATTACTCTACCAAGTGGATCTGTTATTGGACTGCTTCCAATTACTTCAAACACTGTAGGGGTTTCTGAAGGGTAGTCTTGCTCTGTCCAAATTGGCTTTCCATTGCTATCTTTAATGTTTGAAATCTTATGCCTTAAAGATATTTTGTTTTCAGTTCTAACTTGAATTGTTTGTTCATTTTTGTATTTATTAGAAAAAGACTGGCTATCTCCAGATCGTGCAGTTGAGGAATTACTTATAATGCTTTTTGCATAGCATGGCATTGTTGAGTAATATGACCATTCTTTTTTTATAGCCCCAGTATTTTGATCTTGAATATCTGTTTGTATATATAAATCCAAGTTCATGGGCAACATGGACTGGATTAGGTCTATCATTAAATTACCACCATGTTACTTAGAACATATGAGCTTAGTAACTGATCTGCGTAGGCATTTCCAGTTCCAGCATATGCGCTAGAGCTATATTCAAATTTCCAATCGAATGCTTGAACATTTTTTGCGTATTTGTTTCTCCAAACAGAATCTTTAGAGAAGTAGTCTTTCATTAATTCAATACAAGCCTGACTAACTTCTACTGGAACCCTGTCCCAGCCAAACTCTCCATGGATTGTATATCTAATATTTTTTCCAAACAAAGACCCATCGCTGTCGTTAATGCTTGGCGGTACAAATCCGTTAGCGGTATAAACTGCATTGTCTATCGAATTAGTTTTATTAATTCTAACTCCAAAACCAGTTTCCGAAATAATAGGATTAAAAATCCAATTGTTTACAGCAGGAACAGATTGGTTATCAATTAAAAGAATATCGTTAGAGTAAATCTTGTTGATTTTGTTTATTTTATATGGCAATACTAATACGTCTGAGTCTGATCCATATACTACTTCTACGTCTTGATATAAATAAAACTCTTGTCCTGTATATCCTTCTATAATTTTTCTAGCATATCTTTCTGCAGACTGAATCTCTTGATAGCTTTTATAATTTGGATCGCTAGGATCTGAGCCAAAGTTTAAGTCTTGCAAATGCTCATTAATGTTTATATAAGGAGTAACAACATCAACATATGATGCGTGGTATCCCTCAGTTCCAGAAATTGAATATGACCAAACTAGTTTAAAACTTCTATTCCTATTAGTATAAGTAAAAGGCAGTATTACTTGGTATGATCCAGAATCTGTTTCTACGGTAGTAGCAGTAAGCGTTGTTAAAATTGTAGTTGGGGAAATGGCAGGGACTATAGAAGGATCCTGTGTGACGTCGTAAACTTTTACTGTAACAGTGTCTGGGTTAACTAGTTCGGACTCCCAATAGATTTTGCTTTTTATTGGAGTACTGCTATTTACATAAATCTCTGCCATTTTAAAAGGTTAAATTAACTGTAGAAGTCTTGAACTTCCCTTGGAGTCGCTAATCTAAAACCTTCCTCCTTATCAAAAATTTCTTGAGCAGCTTCTGAAGACATTGCAACAAATGGGTGTTCTTTAGTAAAAGTAAATCCTAAAGCATCGTACCTATAGTTGTCTCTTTCCATCTTGACTAATAAAGAATTTGGATCCATTTCCTGATTTAAATCAAATCTTGGCAATACTTCAATTTCCTCTTTAGCGTCTTCAACATCTTTAATTGCTTTGCTATACACTTCCCAGGTTACCCCGTCTTCTGTTAGCGCTGCAATAATGTCAGCTTTTCCTTTTAAATCACTTGCATCTACGCCGAAATCTTCGGCTGCCTGCTTTAATTCAGATAATTTCAATGTCTCGAATGACATGTGTTCTCCTTTTGGTTAGGTTGTTTAATTATATCACTAGTAAATTCAAATGAAAAGCCCCCAAATTAATTTGGAGGCCTTTCACTAGATAAATTGATTATTTCTTAATTAAGAAGCAACCTTAACATCTTTTACAACTACCCAAGCATCTGGTTGTTCGATTTGAACGCCAACTCGAGTATACATTGTGTACTCAATGGAGTCCTTACGAGGCCAGAAGAATCGGTAAACAGTTACATCACGCTTGATACCAATAACTACGTTATTTGGGAATGTCAAGTGGATATCTCCGTGTGAACCTGATGGGCTTGAATATGAACCTGTTTGTGTCTCAGGAAGAAGTGGTACTTCAACAATTGGAATACCAAATGCGAAAGGTGCTACATATCCTGCTGCTCCACCAAGTCCTGGTGTTGCACCACGGATAACGCTTGATGCGATATCTTGTGGGATTGTCTGGTTTGTACCAATGCTGTTAGCATATAGGAAGTCCTGAATTAGGTTTGATCCTGCTAAGAAGCGAAGGTCTCCACGACGTTGCATGTATTTACGTGGCATTGCTTTCAATGCCTTGTTAAATAGTTCACGAGAAACTCCAGCTCCAGCTCCAGCTACAACTCGACCATTGGCCTTAGCTTTAGCTACAACTCCTTGGAATGCCTTGTACAGAGGATCTGATCCGCTGCCGACACCATTAAGGATTACATCCTCAATGTCGTTTCCTGCTTGTGTTGCCATCAATCGTGCGATGTGATCTTCTAGATCTGCACCTTCAATGTTGTCTTCTAGAGACTCAGTTGAAAGCTCCCAGTCTAGACGCAATTTCTTTGTTGTTAAAGAAATTTTTGAGAAAGTAACTGCTGCGTTTGAAGCAGTGTCATCTCCTTCTGTTGCAAGTTTCATAAGCTTTTCGCCTACTGACATGCGGTCAATTTCTGCAGTGTCTGCTCTCATTCGAACGGTACGTGCGACTTTTCCAATTACGGTTGCATCGAACATATAGTCTAAGAAGCGAGCTGACTGTTCTGGGTTAAGCAAACCACCGTTTCCGTTTTCGGAACCAGCGTGTGTACCTGTTCCACCAGATGTGGAAGCAAAAGTACTTGTTGCTGTTGTACCAGCTGCGATTGTCTTTTCTAATGTTTCATTGCTCATTTGTATATCTCCTTATTTCTTACTTTATTAGTTCGTTTACGGAACCGAGGAAAGAACCGTTCCATTTTGATTTTTGGACTTTTACTTCCCTAGACCCGCCAAGGTCTGAGGACTTTTTAATTGCAGTCTCTGATTCTACTGCATCGACACGCTTTTCTACTCCATCAATCGTGTTTTTGATGTTCTCAACAGTTTTGCTGAGCTCTGAGTGTTGTTCTGCCAACTCTGTAATTTTGCTTTGTACGCTTTTGCTTAAATTCTCAACTGTATCTTTAATAGTTGTAACTTGTGCTGCGTTTTCTTCTGAAGCTTTGTTTAGAGTTTCTGAGAAAAAGCCTTTTAAATCACCTAACATTTTTGCAAAATCAGGTTTTTCAACAACAATCTCATCAGAGACGTCTGTTGCTTTTTCAACGATTTCGGCAGAAGCATCTACTATTACATCTTCTGTAACAGCTTTTTCAATTGTCGCTTCTGCAACAACTTCTACTTCTACTGCTGCAGTTTCTTCAACTACTGCGGTTTCTGTGTTTTCTGACACTTCATTACCTCCTTGTGCGTTTGCCTGTTTTGCGATTGTTTGTGTTTCAGGCAACGTTAATCTTGACTTCTTAAATGAAGCAAGAATCTTTTCTATTTCTTTTGCTTTGTTTATGTCATCGCTTTCTACCCAGCCAATTAAGCTTGCTTGTTTTCCAGTTATTGGCGAATTGAATTCAGCATCTGTTGACATAAATACAGAGTCACTGTCTTCACAATAAAAAATATTTTCTGTTTTTAAGTTTGTAGAAATTCCTTTAAAAATTAATTGTCCGTTCATTTTTTCAATAGACAAAATATTACATAATTCATTTGCTGGAGAATCTACTACAGACAGTTCCATTAAAGCATATTCTTTAATAAATCTAACTGTTTGTCCAGTTGCTTTGTTTACTTGATTGTCAGACTCTTTAATCTTTCCGCCAATTGAAAAACCTGCAAGTGTTCCGTCTAGAATTTTTTCCCATGTATCTTGTGCACCTTTTGAAATGTATGCATCTACATATACTCCGCTGTAAAAATCATTTGACTTTGGATCATAAAATGTTTCTGGCTTAAAAGAAACCATCTTGCCTACAGCGTTAGCGCCGTGCATTTCTCTAATGTTTCCTCGGAACCGCTCAAAAGCTCTCATGCTTGCTTCTGCTGTAACTACGTCTCCTGTTTGATCAACGTTGTCTAGAGTAGCGAATCCAGATACGGTTCTTTTTTCTCGGTCAACTTTTGTAAAAGGAACCGATAGACTTATGCTGTCTCCATTGCTGGACCAGTAGGATTTTTCAATATTCATATGCCTAATTTTATAACGGTATTGTATATAAGGCAAATACTGGTTGCCTAATAATTATTCGGTGACTCTTCCCCCACCTTTTTCATTTCTGCCCTCCCCAGAATTATCTGGTGAATTGGCAGATCTTTCCTGAGTTCTTTTTCTAGAATTTAGGGCTTGTGCAGTTTGCTCAGATTTTTCCTGAGCCTTTAAATCGACAACCTGATCCCCGCCATCTCTAGGAATCATTCCCTTTCTAATTCTAACTTCGTTAGGAGTAATTACCTGCATTCTCAAATATCTTTCGTCAATTTTAGACTGAGTGTCCTCGTCTGTTAAAGTCAATTCATTAAATTTGAGCATTACTGCATCTGTTTTTTCTAATATAATTCTATTTAATTTTTTCTCTAGAATATCTTGCGCTGGCCTACACACCTGCTCTTTAAACATTTTGTCAGCATCTCTTGCAGAGGCTAAACTTATTCCTTCTGGAACTCCTATTTTATTTATTGGCACTCTATGCGCTAAAAGAATTTCGTCTCTATTTGATTTACGATACACATTAAATGATGACTCTTGGGTGCCAGCCTCAATTGGCTCCATTTTAAATTCAACCTTTGAGTCTGGGCTATCTGCTGGCAGAGGTACGTACAGGGACCTGTGATTTTTTCCCTTTAATCCAACCTGAAAAAATTCAAGTAACTTTCGCTCTGACTCTGGAGAAAGCTTGGCGCCCTTTACTGTAATAATATATCGAGGTACAGCT